ATGTCAGGGTGCTTTCGCTCTAGCTCAGCTAAAGCTGCTTGCTGCCTGTACTGGACAGAATACTGTGCCGCCTCTCTTACACTTGGGTGATTCTCAATAGCACGGTTTACCGTAGCTTGAGGATCTGTAAAAAAATCTAACTCGTCTTCAGGCTCAACATTTTGCTGAGGTGCTGAGGGCTGCGTCTGACTAGCAATGTAGTCGTCTACAACCTTACGAAGCTCTCCGACCTCAGATGACTGACGCCCCAGTAGCTTTTCGGCTTCCTGGTGCATCTGCACAACTTCTTCCAAAGACTTGTTTCTGTACTTCTCTGGAATAACGGATTCTTGAGGTTGCTCTGCAAATCCTTCTTCAGACTCCGGCATTGCCGTATCTTCTTCAGGCTGCAAAATCTCTGCTGCTTCGTTATCAACGGGGTCTGTTCCCTCCGGCTCTGGAGGCAGATCAACCAGCGTTGCTCTTGACATAATTAAACTCCGTGACTTAAATCATTATGGAGATTGGATTTCCTACCCGCCTTTTCGTGCTCCCTCACCCATCGCATGTGTCTACCAGGGAAGTCCCCAGAAGCCCCATCAAGGTGAAAGGCCGGAGCGGATAGCATTCTAGTAGCCAGTTCACCACAACTGCACCTAACGGTCGTGTAATCACCGGATACCATCTTTTCAAATTCGTGCCCTTCTGGGCATCGAAAATCAAAAATCTTGTACATCTTCTTCTGCTTGTGACCTTGCTATACTTACAGAGTCCTCGAACCCGAGGATTGACCTGAATGCAGCAATCTGGCCCTTGCGGAAAAACAACTCTTCTGCGTCTTTAATCGTGCCGACTTCAGATAAGTTATTGATATTATTAGAGATTTCTTCTAGCAACTGCTCATAACCACGATGGTTAAAAAGCTCATTGTATCTATCAAAATACTCTTCTAACTCTCTGTCCATTCAGCTTTTACGCAAAAGTTTACGTTTGAAACTTATCACTAACAGTGATATTAAGCAATAAGCCCTATTTATATTTCTTCTTCATCTTCTTGCGCTTCTTGGCCGCAGCAGCTTTGCCTGCTTTGGTGTATGGGTACTTAACTTTCCCTACTTTTGGCATTATCTAACCTCTACTTTTTACGTTTCTTGGCAGTTTTAGCCGCCTGCTTAAAATTCTTGGCCGTGGGAGCGCCCTTTGAACCAGGCTTTCTCATCTTCTCTCCGCTGCCAGCTTTAATCCTAGCTCGCTTTCTTCGGATGTTTTCGTACAAACCACGTTTTGCCATTACCATTTCACCTTGTTGGCCCAGTATGCCGCGCTCATCTTGCCTTTAGAGATGTTTTTAGCATGACGCGCTTTGAATGATTTGCGTCGCGCTTTCTCTGAGGCTGTTTTAGGGCTTTTGCCTGCGCCACTAACGCCTTGCTGACCAAAGCGGATTGTCTTAGTTTTGTCGCCTTCTTTAGCCACAACAACGTGGCTCTTTGTCGGGTGATTAGGCGTTCTCTTCGGCTTGTTGTACCCGCTTACCCCGACCCTTGCCAGGCGCGGATCTTTCTTTTTCACGTAAAGCCTCCTCCAGCTTTTCTACTCTATCAACCAGCTTAGAGTAGCTTTGGTTGATTTCGGTCAATGCTCGGTTAAATTCTGTTTGAGTAATCATGCCTTCCCCTTAGAGGTCAGTGGTGTGTGAAATTAAAATTGAGGCTTTCTGAACGCCCTGGTTAATCGTGTTAAGCGATGTCGCGTTGTTTTCAATGCTTTGGTTGACAGTTAAGTCGCGCACATCGCAGGTTCCGGTAGAAAAGTCATCAACTCTAGCTACGCCCCTAATTGGGAAAACCCCTGCCGTCTTTCCCGTTTAATCCTTTGTCAGCAGCGACTTTATCAATCTTGTCGCTGAGAACATCGAATACCGCAAGTAACTTTGCGTCCATTAGGAATTTTCAGGAGTGGCAGAAGCAAGTCTGTCAAGCAATTGAGACTCAACCTGCTGATTCTTATCCTTTTCTTCTTTCTGGCTCTTGACCAGCATCTCTTTGATTTTCACATCCTTCTCTTTGAGGGTCAAGTCAGCCACTTTCAACCGACGCTCAAACTCTTTGTCGTCTTCAGTGCCCTCTCTAAGATTCCGCGTAACTGCTTCCATCTTCTCGATTTCAAGCTCCGCAGGGATAGACCTCGCTTCTACATTCAGCTTGAACGCTCTCGCAGCAGACTCCTGGGCCTGAGCAGACAATGCGTCTGTCTGTGACTGCTGGAGCAACAACTGCGCTTCCTGCATCATCGCCTGAGCTTGTGCTTGTTGCGGGTCTGGCTGCATGGCTTGTTGCATCGCAGCAATCAGCTCTTCACGGTTAGACAGGTTCATGTTGTCGATAACCGACTGCACCAGGGTCGCATAGAGCGGAGAGTCCTGCTGCATGGTCTGAAGAAGCTGTACCAGCTGGGTGACTTCGTATTCTCTGGCAATAATCCCCAAAGTAGAAGTCGCGTTGAACTTGTAATCTGCTACAGGGTAGGACTCTGGGTCGAACTGCATGTAGCGATACGCAGCCTTCTTCACGAAAGGAATCAGGAAGGACTGCTGGAAGTTAATCAGAGTTCGCTTGTGACGCTTAATAATAGCGCCCAGAGACATAGAAATCCCAGCGGCAGTAGCTTCACCATTGACAGAACCCGCAATTCCTGCGGAGTCCACAGCTCCTGTTGCTTGCTGCACCATTTGCTGTAAAGCTCCGGCTTGGGCGAAGGTGATTTGGTTGACTTGTCCGAAGTTGAATGGCTGTAATACTTCACGCGGGTCTCCGTTAGTTAGGATCATCTTGCCTGGCCGGACTTCCGGCTTAGCACCTCTAGGAAGACGAGTAGCGTCTACCGCCAGCATGGGGTGGACAGTAAGGCTAAGCGCGTCGATTCTTGCTCTAAGCTCCGTGTCTAGGGCTTTCTGAGAGTTATAACCCTTTTCACAAACGCCTCGACCCCAAAATCTACTCGGAACAACGTCCCACGGGAAAGCCACGACAGGGCGATCCTGCATCATGTAGGGGTTGGCTTCTGCCTTCAGGAGGATGCCGCCATTTGCTATGACAACAATCGCCTCAACGTAACGAGAGTCGCCTGCGGCCTCCCCCAATTCTTCGGAGAGCAGATCGGACGGCACAAGACCGTAATACTTTGTGAGCCTTACCTTGTCATCGGAGTAGACAGTTAAGTCTTGGTCTGGCTCAAGATCCATGTCCGGCGATGCCGTACCAACATAGACATCTTTGTATACGCCTTGTTCCTGTAATAGCTCAACTTGGTGCAGGGAAACAAACTCGTCAATCGCCACACCCATTGCGTCATCTACACTTGTAGCCACGGGGTCGATCAGGAAGTTCTGGGGAAGGACTGGCTTGAGTTTAACCACCATCCTTTCTGAAATGTTTACGCCAACGGCTTGAAGCTCCCCGCCCATAATGGGTTGGGTTGCAGGAGCCATTTCCTTAACTTCTTCAATGACAACTTCGCCAACACCCGTCCCAAAGACAGCAGCGTTAATCAAGCACTCCGCTACGGCTTTTCTTACTTTGCAGGATTCAAAGTCCTCAGTAAGTTTGTTTCGGAGGAACATAACGTCTTGTCTTTCGGTGTCGCCGTAGTTATCGGAAACATCAAACCACTTGCCCCGCCCAAAGGTCGCTTCTTCCAGCTCAGCGACGTTAGACTCTACTGCTTGCTGAAGGGCAGGGGAGATGATCCTGGATCTTTCAGAGGATCGTTCAGAATCAGAAGCATCCCAAATCCCTCTCCACAAACGGTAATACTCCTCGAACTGCTCAGAGTAATTAGACTCGTAGTGATCTCTCCAATTCTCACACTTACCCATGACCCACTCTTCAATGGACTGCTCTGCCATCAGGGGGTCGACTTCGTAAAAATCGCTCATATTAGTATCCGTTAAAATTTGTTTGACTTGCGCCTGTTTTCGTCAGCGGTCAGAACTTGCATATTATGCTGTACGTGCAGCCCACAAACCTTAGCGCTTTGTAGCGGGACAATATGGTCAACCTGAAAGGTTGGGTTAAATAGGCTTTTTCTTCGCCGCATCTAATACACTTCTTCATCAATAGCCACTTACGATATCTAGTATTTCGTGGTCGTCAATTTCATATTCGTAATCATAGGCTACATTTGCTAATTGGTCTATGTATGCCAGAGCGTCGATCAAGTCATCGTGGGTCAGTGGATCAGGAAACTGAAACAGCTGATCTAGGAATTTGTGATTCCACTCGCCTCGGCTTAGCGTAACGTAGCCGTTCTCAAACCTTCCCTGTAAAGCCCACATGATTCTGTCGGTCTTCTTCTTGTTGCCGTGGGTCAATTCCTGCACTCGGAAAAACGTCCCGTATCTCTTCTGCAAGTCTATGAGAGGAGACATAACGGCTTGTTTGGCAATACCTCTCTCAATTCCCACGCTGACAGGACGATAATCTCTAACGGCCTGGAATATTTTGGCGGCTGTTTCGTTTAGCTCCCACCGCCCGTGGATGACGTTTTCCACGTACCAGCCATGCTCATTGACCTTCACCACAGCAATAGCGGTTTCGTCCAGCCTGGAGTTTTTAGTTTTCTTCTTATTAACTTCCTCAAAACCTGCAAGGTCAACAGCGATGTAGTAATCGCCCTCTTCTGGGCCTTTGTCAGAGAACTTAACCCAGTCTTCCTTAAACATCTCAGACCCTCTGGCTTCAAAGGACGCCATGAACTCTTGCCTGAAGGCGTAGCTCGACATGGACTTTTTGGCGATGTCGATTTCTTCTGGGTCTAACAGGGGGTTGTCGTAGGAAGTAAAGTGCCAGGACTTGTAGGTCGGGTCATCTCCCAGCTCAGCATACTTGTACAGGTCGTAAAAGTGATTCCTGCCCATCGGTGTACCAATGAAGAGAGTTTGGCCCTTCTGGTCAGCCAGTGCAGGTCTTAGGATCTGCTCGAAGACTTCCGGCTTCATGTCGGCGTATTCGTCAAGAACGAGGAATTTCAACGAAACACCCCGCATAGTCTCGGGTCGGTCAGCGCCCTTCAGGCTAATCGTGGCCCCGTTGATCAATTTAATCTGGAGATTGTTGATATGACTGCCGGAAATGACCGGATGACCTAATTCCAGGAGGGTTTGCCAGAGAATGTCTCTTGCCTGCCCTTGAGTGGGAGCGACATAGAACACATGGCCCTTCTCTGCTTGGAGGGCATTGACTATAAGCATCCACGCAGCGAGTCTTGACTTGCCTGTTCGTCTACCAGCAGCAACGATCTTAAATCTGGTGGGGTCTTCCCAGACTTCTTGTTGCCAGGGCAAAAGCTTTATGTTGAGCTCTGTGGACACTCTTCCTCTTCTTCCTCTTCTTCCTCAACATTGCCGTCCCAATTCAGGTCGGATTGCTGTGCAACGGTTATCTTGTGGTCTTTATGCGTCATCGAAGTTGTTTAAACCCGCAGGGCGGTCAGCCAAGTCAAAGGTTACGGCAACTTCTATGTTTCCTGCGCTGCCTGCCTGGGCTTTTACAACTTCCCCTGAATGAAGAACAAATAACGGGCAAGAAGCTCCGCTGCTTAACGTAAGGTTATCCTTAGCATTAAGGTTATTCCCGCCGAACAGGTACAACTGGGGCACTGCACCGCTGCTTTCCCACCAGACCTGTACAGAATTAGTAGATCCGCCGTGGTTAGCCACAAACACAAACCCGATATTCGCCACGAATCCATTGGGAACGGTAAACAGGGTCGCAGGATTAGCGTCAGTCAGGGTAACGTGCTTGGTTGTGAACATTAGTAGATCCAAATAACGGGCGTTGTGGCCCTGATGTCGAGGTGAACGAAGTTACTAGCAACGCCTATGCCAGAAACCTCAATATCCATAGCGTGTTTAACAATAGAGTAGCGTTGGGCAGAGTTAGTTATCTTAATATCTGCTGCGATTCCCTTGGTGTGGTTGCCAGGAACGGCCTTAACTGCCTCTGCGGGGTGGGATGGGTCTCGATAACCACTGCTTACAACAAAGGGGAAGCCACATCGGTGTCTGATTTCGTCAAGAACCTCCAGAAACTCCCCTTCCATGCGGTTTTCTCCGGTGACCTGACAGTCAAACTCGTCTAATGAGAAGTATCTAAGATTCAAATTCACCCTCGATGACTTCATTAGAAGGGATGTCAACAGCGTTTACGCCTGAGATGTTGATTTGGATGGCACCTCTGCCTGAATCCTTCACCACATCCTTCTCAAAAGCCGCTACAGGGAGCATTCTGTCCATCAAGAGCTTCCATGCTGCTGCTTGATTCTTGTGCTCGTTGTCTAAAGCCGCATCAAATATGGTCTCAAGAACCAGATTAGACTTAGGAGAAGCCAGCATACGAGCTTTATACTCGTTAATGATAGCTGCATCACCCTTTGGCCGACCTACCTGGCCTCGGTTACCCTTCTTCTTAGCAGCAACCTCTGACTTCTTAGGCCTACCCCTCTTCCTTTTATTGAGATTGAACGCCTTGCGCTCCTCAATATTCAGCTTATCTTGTTCAGTTAGCATGACAAGAACAATACTCGCATTTATCCCCTTTAGCAATACAAGTATTTAGAAGCAGTTAAATCAATAACTTACAGAGCGTTCTTTTTTTTCTAATTTGGCTTATTTTGTATCTGGGTGGGAACACCACCACCACACCGCATGATACCCCCTCCCCCCCCCTATTGATTCTGTGAATGATTGTCGGGGGTGACAATAGATTCTATGAATAGTACCGGTGCGGGCGAAGGTGAGAGTGTTGGTAGGTGCCTTATAGTCTACCCAATCCAATCGAGTCTGATTGATCCGCACCTAGTCATTCACTGGATTAATACTAGATAGATTATAGCATAAATTTGGGTGATTTTGAAGGCATCAATGTTCATGCCAACTAGGTGACCATTTGCGTCACATTGTGACACTAGGTGACCATTTGCGTCACTTTCTGACCCTGTAGGTCGGCAGCTGGTTACTGTATATCCATCCAGGCGTTGCCCCTGCATCCCTTTGTTTATGCGGGATGTAGACGTTTATGCCATTGTTGGCATACTACTTGTATTAGTTACAGCACAACCAAAGAAGGGGTAACAAAAAATGACATTTGCACAAGAAACAAACAGAGCGCGCATGATGAATCAGCAAAACAAAGGAGCTTGGCTGCAGCGCCAAGTTGAGGCTGGCAACATCACGAACCACGGCGACCTAGTAACTATCGCGCAGAAAATCAGCGCGTCCAGCAAAGTTTTATTTATGGTTCAGGATTACTTCGGAACCGAACTTCCAGCAAAGTAGGGGAAAATACAATGCAAACGATCACTGTAAAATACTTAGGCCCAACTAACCAAAGAGGCTCTCGATTCAAGGCAACTCACACATGCGGCGCTCAGTCCGTCACACTGCCTTATGACTACGATCTGAGCATTGCCGAGAATGAGTGGCAAGCGGCCAAAGCATTAATCATCAAGCTAGGCTGGCATGAAAACGTGTCCGAGTGGGTCAGGGGTACGATCAATAAGCGAGGCGACGCTGTGTTTGTTGGCCTTTACAAGCACGAAATCAGGAGCCCCAAAGAATGATTATAAAAAATATCAAAGTCGATGAGCTTGAACCGTTCAAGACGGCCACGGGCTTAACTGGGCGCTTTCGGTACAGAGGTCCGCGCAGGACAATCAGAGAGCATCAAGACTGTTCCGCAGAGGTCGCAATGCTTGGAGTCTGGACATTGAACCAGCTGCTGACGGCAGCGTGTTCCACTATCAGTGCGACGCTGACGAAGCAATGAGCGCCATTGAGCGCAGGGAATACTTTTTCGGCAAGCTGGATATGTTGATAGCGCACCCGATGTGTACCTATGTGACCACATCAGCGGCTTGGGCTTATAAGGATCCCGATTTCGAGCGATACCCTGAGACCGGCTATCACTTAAAGTTTGGGCCTGAAGTGGTTACTGGCGAGGCTAGGCGCAAGCTCAGAGAAGAGGCGCTACTGAATATGCAGCGCATCCTTGATCTGCCTGTGCCGCGCATCGCTATGGAAAATCCTGGAAGGGGCTTTTTCAACCGCATTGAGAAGCCAACGCAGATCATCAACCCGTATGAGTTTGGGCATGACGCCAGCAAGGCTACTGGGTTATGGCTTCGAGGCCTGCCGCCACTGAGTCCAACGGAGATGGTGCCGCCTGCGTATTACCATGATGGCAAGCCGCGCTGGTCCAATCAAGCGCCCTGTGGAGCGCCCAAGGCACCACCTAGTAAGGGCGCTGGCGAGACAGAAGCGAGACTTATCAAGGCATCGCTGACGCTATGGCGGCACAATGGAAATATAAGCAAAACCACCCACGAGCAGGTTGCATAACCCCCTAAAAATCAAAACCAAGCCCAGCATCAGGTAACGCTGGCGGGGCTAAGGCAATTGAAGGTGATAGAACGATGAACAATCAACTTAATCTGAGAGTAATCATTGCGCTGCTGTTCCCTGCCTGCTGCTATGGTCTATCATTGGCTGGCGCATGGCCGGAGGTGGTGCTGTTTCATTGTTTTTTGGGTCTGGTATTCGGCCCGTGGGTGATAATAGCGAGGGATTTAATATGAACGAACCAATCGGAAATTGTGAAATCTGCAACGCGGAAGTACCGCGGAACAGTCGACACCATGAGTGGACAGACTGTAAGTGCCTGCTGTGCTGGGATTGCAGCGCCAGCCATGAAACGGCAGAGCTGCGTGAACTGGGATTCGAGGTTAGCGAGTGAACAGGCCAACCATTCAGAAACACTTAGCGCCCTACCTGCTGGCGGCTGTGCTGGTATTGATGTTCGCTGATTTCGTCATCTAAGCGTTGTCATTTGCCAATGGATTTTGTCATTTGCCAATCAATACTTGACGCCCATCGCTTTCAGTTCATCCTGGTAGTACGTGATCTGATCTTCTAACCACTCCCGCGACCACTTCCACGGTTTGCGGGATTCTTCTTCTAACGCTTCAACGGCATCCTCGCCTATTTCCAGACACAGATTACGCCTGAATTCATGGGGCATCCCTGACCGGAAAGTATTACATCCTGGGCACTGTGGGCGCGTGTTCGATTCAGAGAACCTGGTAGGCGATTGTGTTCTGGGAATGTAGTGGCCGTTGTGCATGGCCTTGACTGGCTTGACGATTCCGCAGGTAAAACAGGCGGCTGTTTCGCCATCTATTGAGTAATTGTAACGCTGGTAGAGGGAAAATATCCGGTCAAGTTTCTTTTTGAGTTTCGGAACCGTCAGCTCTTTAGCCATATTTACCCATTAAAGTGGTGCCCAGCGAGGCCGAGAAGGGGGTCAGCCAGCAACGTCCTGAAGGGGAAGGTGGGATAAGACTTCCTGGGCACCACGCTCATTATCGCCCTTCTCTGAAAAACGTCAATGTTGATTTTCACCAAAAAGGGCGGTAAATTTTAAATGCGGTCATGAGAACGACCACTACAGCCACTTGGCAAACTGCAGCAGCCTGACCGCTGCGAAATTCTACCAAGTTCTGAGTGGTTATCCAACCGTGTTGAGCGTGTCGCATGAGGGCTGGAATAAACAAACCAGCTACCCGTTACACTTGGCGGAGCAATGCGGGGCAAGGCCTGATAAACCGTTGCCCAGAGACTAGCTATTCAGATAACCCGTTCAACATCGTCAGAAATTAACCCATCTTCGAGGCACTCGAAGTATCAAGTTGTGGGTTAAAGAAAATGCTAAAGAAAGTAAAGTTATGACAAACCATCACTAAAACTGATGGTAGTTGCAGATACCGAGTAGTCGGTTACTATCGGGGTTCAAGATTTGAAGGGGTGAATATGGATTTAAAGCAAGAAAAGGTGCTCGTTGAGGACATCATCGCCTTACTGGGCGGCATTGAGTTGGCGCACCAGCATGATGTTGAGATGAATTCTCGCGGCTTCCTGGAGGAAGTAAAGCAGATCCTCGAATCCAATCTCGAAAACGAAATGATCGACATGCGCTGGGCCGCTTACAAGGAAGGCGACAAAAAGCTGCAAGCACTGGCGGAAGAGCTGGAGGGGTATGATCTATGACGTTAGCCTATGACGAACGAGCATCTCGATGGATAGCCTTCGCGAAGGTGAACGGCATACCCATGCTGGCTTATGCCGGAACCATGAAAGATGCCATGACCTGGCTTTATGAACTGATCGAAGGGGAAAAGAATGCTCAGCATTGATGAAGTACGTGAGCAGATTGAGCGAGAGTTGTTCGGCATTGAACCTAAATCTGAACCTGAACCTAAAAAACCGTCGTCGGAGTTCTTCACAAAAGAGGACTGTGGCGACTACCTTAAACTAACCTGGAAGGGGTGAACAATGATTGAAAGGTTGAGAGAACCGCTGCCACGCAGCGTGATTAAGCAACGCAAAGGCCCAGGAGGGAAAAGCCTGTCGTACATCACCGCAAGGTGCCTGATGGAACGGCTGGATACCCTGGTCGGGCCGCAGAACTGGCAGACCCGCTACCACGAGGTGGCTGGGAAGGTCTGTTGTGAATTGGGAATTCGCATCGATGGCGAGTGGATCTGGAAAGCCGACGGCGCTGGAGAGACTTCAATTGAGGGTGAGAAGGGGTCATTCAGCGACGCCTTCAAACGAGCAGGGGTGGCTTTTGGCTTTGCTCGTGAACTCTATCCAGACGCACTAGAAGCCCGTAGGGGCTTTGATGCCGCTTCCCCGTACTCCAACAAGGAAGAGGCGGAAATGTCCGCCAAGGACGCTGAGAGGAGCTTTATGGAGGCTTTTGAGAAGTGAGGAAAGCGCCTACATATGACAATTCCGGCACAAAAATGCGGAACCCGGCGGAAAGGTTTGCAGGCGACCCTAAGAGTAGGGCAAAGGCTATTGCTGCGAAATGCTGGGATTGTTGCGCGGAACAGAGGTCAGAAATCCGAAAATGTCCAATGACCGACTGTAGTTTGTGGCATTTCCGGCCATATAAGTGAAGGGAGAGAAGGAATGATCAATATCATTATCAGAAAAGACGGCTACGACGACCTGCTGACAGCCAAACTGCCAGAGGGCATCAGTGTTGAAGAGCTGATTGAGGCAATTTTTAGGGAGGTGAACAAGCAAAATGTTGGCTCAACTGATTCTTGACGTGAACGACGAGCCTACCTGGGCTTTGTTTGACGAAGGGCATTTGCTCCGATACTACGATGGTGGGCTTTCATCCGCAGAACTCTACGAGAAAATCGTGGAGGACTGGGGCGATTGCGCTGTTACGGTGATGGGCAAATGAACTTAACAGAAATGGTTGAGAACGATGACGCGTTGTCGGTGTTTGTTGCGAGTAGGACAGACACTGATGAGTTCATCGAGCAGTTCAACTCAGCACCACGGGGTCAGAAGACCCTTTTTAAAAACCGTGTGCGGGAGATGGAAAGGGAGGGCCAGCAAATCCTGCAATCCTACATTTTCGATGCCAATGAGATGGATGAGCCTGATTCCTTGTGGGTCAGGCAAACCATCGAGGAGATGGGCGTCGACAACTTTAACTTTTTTTGCGAGGTTTTAAATGGAGTTCGATAACACTAACAGGGGCGTCCTGTTCAAAAACGACAAGCAGGGCGTTGAGACCCGCCCTGATTACAACGGGAAAATTAACATCAACGGTGTGGAGCACTGGCTTGCATCCTGGGTGAAGACTTCCCAGAAGGGTACGCCCTTCATGTCTTTAAGCATAGGTGATCCGGTAGAGCAGAAAGCACCTGCCGCACCGCCTGCACCCGATCTCGATGAAGACGTGCCGTTCTAGGGGGGGTGGTTATGGAGTTTGAAGAATTCTGGGGTCACTACCCTAAAAAAGTTGGCAAGAAAGACTGTCATAGGATCTGGAGTAAGCTGGGTGCGGATGAAAAACGCCGCATCCAGGAAACTCTCCCAGAGAGGGTCAGGACTGATTCCCAGTGGGCAGAGGGCAAGTTCATTCCGAACCCCTCGACCTACTTAAACCAAGGCAGGTGGGATGACGACTATCCCAGGTTAAAGAGTTTCGGGAATTACAGCCTGACCAACCCCCAGCTGACCATCTGCGAGGAGTGCAAGAGCCACCCAAAGTCGAGGAGGCATGAGGAGATTTGCAATCAGAAGCAACCTTTCTTCGACGGCTGGGCTGGAGAGAGGAAGTACAAACTTTGCCCATCGGGTACGGGAGTGGTATGGCTCTGATGCACTATCACGAAACAAGTCCTGGCAGGTTCTCTATCCGAAAGCGGATTAATGGGCGGATTAAGTCCATCGGAGTCGCTTACGACAGAGATCACGCAGAGCGAATCTGCGCGGGTATTGATCCTGTTCCTCTTATCAAAGAGAGAACCCCATCGCCAATCCCTGACTACGAAAAACTCTGTTCTAGCGCGGCAGAGACTCTGACCAGGGGCTGGCGAACACCAATCACCGACGCTGAAATAGCGTCAAAACCACACTTTTATTACCGATGAACGTCCAGCACGTAGGCATCGATGCTGAGGATTACGAGCAGGCGTTGCACATCGGGGAAGTAATCAAACGAGCTGGCTTCGAGGGGGAAGCGATGAATAGATCACTTGAACAAAACGACTGCCTGCACAAGTGGTGCAAGGTCATTCGAGACCATCTTTACGAGAACGATGTAAAGCTACACGAGGGCGCGGTGAAGGAATTGATCCTAACCGGACTGGGAAACACCAAAAATGTCACCGTAAAGGGCATTAAGACCGCCTCAGACCCTGTATTTAACCGTTTTCTGGACTTGATAGAGGGTTATCTGGACAATCCTAACCCTGAGTTAGAACAACGGATCCGGCGCGGTATAGCGCATTTCAGGGGCGACACGAAGATTCAAGTAGCAATGAGGTCTTCACAGTACAAACAGTCAGCGAGTGACTTATCTCCTGCGGAGCAACGCCAGGGGATTATCTCAATGAATGAACTGCTGACAAAGGTTGAGGCATGGGCTGCGACTGACCTGGGATTGAATTTGGTGAAGGAGAGCAATGACTGATATGCCAGAGAGGAAAACGCTAAGCATGACCTTCAGTTGCCCTATGTGCACTGAGAAGGCAGACCGCATTGCTGAAATGGAAGCCCAACTGGACGGGCTAGCTTCTTGGTTCATGGGGCATGGGTTTTCTGCTCAAGAAGTACGAAAATGGGTGGATGGGCAACGCGGGGGTTAATGTGAATAGATCAGGGAAAGGCTGGGCTAGAGTAGGAGAGGGCTGGCTCAGACGTAAACAGGAAGGCCCAGTTATCAAAAGAGATAACGCGTCTTCAGAGCAAATCCAGGCGTTCTTGGATGCTGGCGGGGAGATTGAGGTCTGTCCTGCTGAGTATGTCCCTCGAAAGATACATAAGGTAGGGATTTCAAGAAGCTGGAGAACAACCAACTAGCAAGGAATCCTATGAGCGCCAAGATACTTCAGTTCGACCTAGAGACAGCACCAGCAATCAGCTACACATGGGGAAGATGGAAGCAAAACATTGGCGCGAACCAAGTCGTCCAAGAGGGGTATATTCTCTGCTGGACGGCCAAGTTTTACGGGGAGGAGGAGATTTACCAGGACGCGCTGATTAACTATAAGACCGCGTTTAAGAAAGATCCGACAGATGATAGAAGGGTTGTTGCTTCTCTCGCTAACCTAATGGAAGAGGCGGATATCATCCTGGCGTACAACGGGGACGGGTTTGATGTGAAGTGGGTCAACGCCCAGTTAGCCAGACACAGACTTCCGCCTATGTCGCCCCAGAAGACGATTGATCCTCTGAAGTGGTGTAAGCGGCAGTTTAGATTCCCGTCTAATCGGATGGATGAGGTAGCGAAGTACCTCAAGATTGACCAGCGAAAGAATGAGATGACTTTCGAAGACTGGATTGGGTGCATGAGGGGTGAGCAGGAGTCCTGGACGAAGATGCTGGACTACAACGAGCAAGACATTTACGTGATGGAAGAGGTTTATTCAGTGCTCAGACCATACGTGAAGGGGCATCCTAACTTAATCATGTACGAGGAGTTCCCTGGCGATGCTCAGAACCGTTGCCCTAAGTGTGGATCCAGCATCCTGGTGAAGAATGGTTACTATGTGACGAACATCTCCAAGTTCAGGAGATTTCTTTGTAAGGGGTGCGGTAACAGGCAGATTCGGGGATCAAAGAATCTCTGGACAGCAGACGAGAGAAGGGAAGTGGTCAGACCAGGTGCTGCTTAAGAGTGAACAGGGTTTTAGTTTTTACGTGGACAGATGCGATTGGGTCTGATCCTTCTTCGGGGTGGATAGAGCAGCCAGAGCCGGAGATTTTTGGGGGGAATTGCTTGTCGGCAGGGATTGTTGTCGGTGAGACAGAAGTAAGCTACCTGCTTGCGGGTAGTGTTGATGGGGTGGGGAATGTCTTGGCAACCCATGAGGTGCCGAAAGCCATGATCCATAGAATCTTAATGGATGAGGAGTTTTGAAGGGGTGAGATCATTACCAAGCAGATTGAGACTTAACGAGTTGTTTGTTTACGACAACGGCAAGTTGTTTAATCGAATCGACAGGAGCGGGTGCGCTCGGAAAGGCCAGGAAGCAGGCACTTTTTGCAAAGACATCGGCTACAGGAAGGTTTATTTCGACAGGCGGGTATACTACACCCATCGCCTTATTTGGAAGCTATTGTACGGCGAAGACCCAGTGGAAATCGACCACATCAACGGTAATCGCTCAGACAACCGCATCACTAATCTACGTTCTGTTTCTCATCTTGAGAACACGAGAAACAGCAAACGGAGGTCTGGCAACACTTCAGGCGTAACGGGCGTTTTCTGGCTCAAAGACAGGTCTAAATGGAGGGTGAGTATCAGCCAAGAGTTACTGGGCGAATTCAACAAATTCGAGGACGCAGTAGCAGCACGTAAGCAGGCTGAGAAAGAGCATGGTTATCATCCTAATCACGGACGAGGAGAAAGATTATGAATGAATGGGATCAATACCTAAAGCAACTGCCGCAACTTGAAAGCGGAGCACACGAAGAAGGTTCTGGGTCTCTGTGCGCGATGGAGATGGTCGCCTACATGGAGCGTGAGCCTCACAGCGATGCGCCTAAGTGCACCTGCCCTGTGCTGGCGAGTTACGTGCGCACACTGAACGACAACATGAGCGACGGGGAGCGTCAGAAATTGCTGCCGATACTGCCGATGCTAGTTGGTACGGTGAACGATGACCTGGTTGTTCATCGAGCAGAGCTTTTTGCTAAGGCGGCAAATGAGCGATTCGTACCGATGTGCGGTGAAAGCCCCGATAAAGTTTGGGATGAGTCTGTAAGGGTTCTTGTTGAAGCCATTGAACTTGACCCCAATCCAGGTGCCGCTCATTGGACTGAGGCGAGGATTAGGGATCTGATCGAGGTGTCGTCATGAGCAAGGCGTCTAGTGCTGCTTATAGTGCTGCTGTTAAGGCTGCTGATTGGGCTGCT